AAGGAGTTTTTTTTTCTTCAATTTCTTTTAATTTTAGCTTTTGTTTTCGCATTTCATCAAAAAAAAGTGCAATTGTAAGCATATTTCCCATATATAATATTTATAAAGTTATTTACGCTATCTGCGGCGGTGCTTTTTTTTATGGGATCTGTGGCGGTACTTTTTTTTATGAGATCCGCGGCGGTGCTTTTTTTTACGCGAACGACGCTTTTTTTTACGTTTGTGGTGTTTTCTCCCACCCCTTAAATTGGAAGTTTTTTGACTATCATCCTGAAAAACGGTATCTACCACAGAAAAATCTCCTTCTGAATTTGCTTTAGCTTGTGTTAATGTTTTTGCTAAATTTATTGTTGTTTCTTCGGAACCCCCACTTGGTTGTGGAACAACTATATATTTATCAGAAGTAAACTGTCTTTCGTCGGGTGTTTGATAGGATCCACATAAACTATCTTCTGTTCCTTTACTTGTTTTTTTTGATCCACCACATTGTCTACGCCTTCCCCCTGCCGCTATTTTTTGTCCATCAATCCAATTTCCTTCCGAACTTATTATTTCATTGATTTTGCTGAAAAAAGGCAGCGCTTTTGCTTTTGCTTTAGGTGGAAGTTTGGCAATAAGATCATCGCCCAGACGATCAATGGTGACCACGTCACCCCCCCTTCGCTTCCGACTTCTTCGTCTGCGACGGCGCCTTTTTTTACGCGATTTACGGCGACGGCGACTTCCGTAACGCCTACCGCCCGCATACATATTTAATAATTTTGTTTGTTTTTTTGCATGATCTTGAACATCTTCATTTTTAGTTACTGATAAAGCCGGAATTTTATCACTTGGTCCCGTTGGTATTGCATGATTCATATATATATAAGTTATGATTAAAAAAAAAAAATATAAAATAAAGTAAAATGGATCAAAAAATGCGACTTAACCTTGATAAAATGATACAAGAATATCAACCAAAAGAAACAACCGAAAAAATACGCAAATTAAAACATAGCAAGCTTATTAAAAATGATGTTGATAAATTTGTAATTTTTCGTAATAAATACATTAGATTATCAAAAACAAATATAGAACAATATAAAAAAATGGCAAGGAAACAATGTAGTTTCCTCTATGATAATTATACAAATATTTTTAATCGGTTATTAAAAGAAGAATTGAATTTAACTATTTTAGCAAATTTTTTAAATATATTAAAACGTATAGAAGACGGTGATATTGATCAACACGAAGGTTCTTATGAAGTTGGTGTAATATTAAAAAAATTATATATTGATAGTGTTTTAATACAAAAAGAACGTGATAATAAAAAAAAGAAGAGGAAAAAAAGGAAAAAAAAAGTTGTAAAAAATATAACTTGGGGTTGTTGGAAAGAAAAAGAAAGAGAATTTTTGGAAAAAGTTGAAAAATTGAAATAATTTTTTTACAATATTTTTCCCAAAGTAGTATGAGTATATTGGTTATTGTTGAATCTCCGGCAAAATGTAAAAAAATAGAAAAATTTCTAGGTAATGGCTATAAATGTATAGCAAGTTATGGTCATTTTCGTGAATTCAAGGATGGATTAAAATCCATTGATATAGAAAATAATTTTCACCCAACATATAAAATTTCCCCGACAAAGATGAAATATGTTAGATTATTAAAAATGGCTGCTTCAAAATCAAAAGAAATTATATTAGCCGCAGATGATGATAGAGAAGGGGAAGCAATTGCTTGGCATGTCGCCAAAGTTTTAAATCTTCCAATAAATACAACAAAAAGAATTATTTTCCACGAAATAACAAAGACAGCTGTTGTAAGAGCAGTAAAAAATCCAACAACAATAGATATGAATAAAGTTCATGCTCAACATGCAAGACAAATTCTTGATCTATTGGTAGGATATACCATTTCGCCCATTCTTTGGAAAAATATTCCACGAAAAAAAGGTCTTTCCGCGGGTCGTTGTCAAACTCCTGCGGTAAGATTAATCTATGACAATCAAATGGAAGTTAATAAATCATCGGGAGAAAAAGTATATACAACAATATTTTTCACAAAAATATTACAAGAAGAAATTGGGTTTAAATTAAATTATGATTACAGAAAAGAAGAAGAAATGCTTGATTTTTTGGAAGAAAGTGTCAATCATGATCATAAATTTAAATGTAGCAAACCAAAAATAACAATAAAAAAACAACCCCAACCATTTACCACAAGCACCCTACAACAAAAAGCAAGCAATGAATTTCATTATTCACCAAAAGAAACAATGAAATTGGCACAAAAGTTATATGAAAAGGGATATATAACATATATGAGAACAGATAGTAAAGCATATAGTAAAGAATTTATTGAAAAAGCAAAGGAATATATTACAGAAAAATTTTCTTCAACACATATTCTTAAGACAATAGATGATTTGATTGTTGAAAATAAAAAGAAGAAAAAAAAGGGTGATAACGCACAAGAAGCGCACGAAGCTATACGTCCCACAGATATAAATAGAACCAAAATAGAAAGTGATTTTCCTAGAGAGAAAAAACTATATTATTTAATTTGGAGAAATACCCTTGAAAGTTGTATGAGTCCTGCCGAATTTTTATCTATAAATGCAAATCTTTCTTCACCAAAAAAACCATATTATATTTATAAAACAGAACAAATACAATTTCCTGGCTGGAAAGCCGTTGCCGGATATATAGAAAAAAATGAAATTTATGAATATTTATTGAAAATTGAAAATGGTAAAATCTTTGAATATTCAAAAATAACGAGCAAACCAACATTAAAAAAGATGGTAATGCATTATACAGAAGCTAAATTGGTTCAACTTTTGGAAAAGAAAGGGATCGGGCGTCCCTCTACATTTTCAAGTTTAATAGATAAAATACAGGAAAGAGGATATGTTAAAAAGGAGGATGTAAAGGGAAAAGAAATAATTTGCAATGAATTTACTCTTATTGATGATACAATAGAAGAGGAAGAAATAAAGAAAGTTTTTGGAAATGAAAAAAACAAACTAGTATTACAACCTATTGGACAAATTGTTATAGAATTTCTTATTCAAAACTTTAATAATTTATTTGTCTATGAATATACAAAAAAAATGGAAACACAATTAGATAATATTTCTAAAGGAGAAAAAAGGTGGCATGAATTATGTAGAGAATGTTATGATGAAATGAATAATTCATCAGACGATGTTAAAAAAAGTAATATGAATGATATAGAGATTGATGAAAAGCACACATTTTTCGTAGGTCAATATGGACCATGCATTAAATATAAAGAAAATGGTAAGACAAAATATAAATCAGCAAAAAAAGATTTAGATATTGATAAATTAAGACGAGGTGAATATACTCTTGAAGAAATTTTAAAACCCAAGGATACCGCTTTTGGAGAATATCAGGGAAAGGAAATAATATTAAAGGAAGGAAAATATGGAAAATATGTTTCGTGGAATGGTAAAAATGTTTCTTTAAAAAGCTTGGGAGACCAAATTACCTTAGAAAATATTATTCCTTTATTAACTGCAAAAAATCCCAATATAATTCGCGAATTAAGAAGTTATTTATCAATTCGTAAAGGAAAGTGGGGTCCATATATATTTTATAAAAATCCGCGAAAGAATAAACCTGAATTTTTGAAATTAATTGGTTGTAAATTAAATATAAAAACTTGCGCAAAAAATGATCTTATCCATTGGATTTCTCAAAAATATAATATTTCCTGAAGGTCACGCTGATATCAGTAATTTAATATTTAGCTATTATATATGCCAAAAGGAAAACCATCAACAGAAAAAACACCAGCACCAAAACCATCAGCTTCTGTTGGAGGCAAACCCGGAAAATCTGACCACGCGCCTCCTGAAAAAACAAAAGAGCAAAAAAAAAAAGAAGGTTTTAAAGAAAGACTTGCCAAAACTTTTTCTAGTTTTCATGGATTTTGGACACCTATTCTTAGTTCTATTGTGATTATGTCAATTATGTTTTTTATAAGTGGTGTGGAAGATAGTGATATTATTTCTTATTCATTATTAATTTTTGTTTCCCTTATGATTTTATTTTATTCATGGAGAGAATTAATTTTTGATTCCGAGAAAGAACCTCGTGGAGAAACACATTGGTTATTAAAACCTTTTTTAGTTATTTTTAGATTTTTGGTTGCAACTATACCACAAACAATAACAATTATTCAGATAATTTTAATTATGGTAATGTTTACAAAATATAAAAATATAATTTATAATGATCAAAGACAGATTCCTGATATTTTTCAAACCTTTAATTGGGGACTATTTGCGATTATATTGGGGCAGATTGGTCTATTAAATTGGTATTTATCTCAAAACATTTCTCTAAAGCAAACTTTTTTCAGTAAAAACTTCTTACCTATTTTTGTAATAATTTCTACAATTAGTTCTGCATTAATGGTTGAGTTATATGTAATTTTACACCATTTTATTACAGATGGTTGAAAAATTTTTTTTTAATAATGTAAAAACGAAATGTTAATCCATGTTTTTTTTCATTACTCCATATTCCCGAAATTTTGAGAAGTAACTCACACTTTTTTATTTCACCTATTTGAATATCAGGAATATCAGCAAAAATTTTAATAAAACCATTTTCCAATTGTTCTCCTATACGATAAATTGTTTTAGAATTCGTTTTTGGAACTATTTTTAAAATATCCTTTTCTATTTTCGTAAATTTTTTTATTATATCTTCATTTTTTTCTTTGTCAAAAGAACATTTTAATTTGTTAAAATATTTTGTTAAATTTACTTTTTTTAATGAAAAAAATAAAAATAACCCATTTGAATTTATATTTTCATCAGAATAATAAATACGAAAAAAATCACTATTATCCATTATGTTATTTCTTGTTTTATTTGATAACATTATAAAATGCTTATTAAAATCAGAATAATTTTGGACTATATACATTATATTATTAAATTAAATCATTTTAAGTCAATATAGATCTTTGGAATAAATAAATAAATAATAAATTGGTAAGATTAGCATCATTATTTTCTGAAAAAGTTTCCAAACTTTTTTTACATTCCCACAAACTTCTTTCAAACGTTTCTTTTTTCAAATCAATATAATGTTTCCAAAACTTTGTTAAATTGGGATGACTTTCCTTATAATTTTTTAATTCATTTATTATTTCATTATAATTTGTCATAAATTATTATTAAATAAATATTTAAGTATTTAAACAATCAGTATATAATGAAATTTTATGAAACAACATTTTCTGAATACCTTCATTCTGTCAAAAAAAAAAATCTTCACGATGAATTATTGAAAATTTATAAATATTTTCCCAAAAAAATTACTAATTTAAATCATTTAATTTTTTATGGTCCTCCTGGAACAGGAAAATATAGTCAAGTATTATATTCTATCCAAAAATATAGTCATTCCGGTTTAAAATATGAAAGAAAAATTAAAATAGATGTACAGAAAAAAAAACAATTTTTATTTAATATTAGTGATATACATTTTGAAATTGATATGAATTTGTTAGGATGCAATGCTAGGATAATATGGAATGATATTTATCATCATATTTTAGATATATTGGTAACAAAATCTAATCGTGTGGGAATAATAATTTGTAAAAATTTTCATACCATTCATAGTGAATTATTAGACGTTTTTTATAGTTATATGCAAAATTTAAATCATATGAATATTAAATTAATTTATATTTTAATTACCGAACAAATTAGTTTCTTGCCAGAAAAAATATTAAAATGTTCAAAAATTATAAACGTTGTTAGACCAACAAAAAATAAATATAATAAAATTATTAGAAAAAAATTGGAAAATCAAAAACTTAAAGATATTGAAAATATAAAAGATCTTCATTCCGGATTAACACAATTGAATAATTCATATGAAATTATTAGTAAAAGAATTATTGAACATTTAAATAATTATGAAACTTTAAATTTTATGTCACTCAGAGAAGATTTATATAATATTTTTATTTATCAATTGGATATTAATAAGTGTATTTTATTTATAATACATTTCTTTATTCAAAAAAAAAATATTCATGAAGAAAATATTTCTAACATTTTGAAAAAGCTTGTTCCCTTTTTTAAATATTATAATAATAACTATAGACCAATATATCACTTAGAAAGTTTTTTTTTATTTTTATGTAAAACAATTCATGGATTATAATTCCGCTCGTAAAATACTTGAATTAGAAAAAAATTTTAATGAAGGTGAATTAAAAAAAGCTTATTATAAAAAAGCTTTAAAATATCATCCCGATAAAAATAAAAATAACACAGAAGAAAAATTCATAAAAATAGTAGAAGCTTATGAATTTTTACAAAAAAATAAAAAAATTAATAATCATTCTTATTCAGAAATTTTAAAAAATTTTTTTGATATTGATCTTTTTGAACCAAGTGAACTTTTTTTAAACTCTGATTTTTCTTTAAAAGTTTTTGAAAAATTAAGAAAAGATCTTGCTATTCAAGTTTTTGAAATAACTCATAAATATAATGAAATTTTGGGATTTTCAGAAGAAACGTTGAAAAAAATGAAAGAAGTTATAAAAAAGAAAATGGAAAAAGATAATGTTATTATTTTAAATCCAACAATTGATGATTTATTGGGAGATAACGTTTATAAATATCAAGGAAAAACAAAAACCTTTTTTTGCCCTTTATGGTATAATGAATTAATTTATGATAATTCGGGAAATGATATTATAATTAGGTGCGAACCTGAATTAGATAAAAATATTTCTATAAACAATGAAAATGTTATTCGTATTAAAATAGAAGATTCAATTCAAAAAATATTCAATAATGAAAAACTTATTGTTAATATTGGAAAATCAGAATTTATAATTCAATCCAATTCTTTAAAAATTAAAAAAAATCAAACTTATGTTATTGAAAAATCAGGAATACTTAAAAAAAATTCTAAAAATATATTTGATATCTCAAATAGATCAGATATATATGTTGATATTTATCTATCATAAATATATAATGCAATTTCTTTTATTATCAGAAGCTATAAATAAACCTTTAGGATTAATCATCATTATCATGGTTGCGTTTTTTATTATAAGAATGAGAGAAAAAGTTCAAACTTATGGCATAAATAATGACGGAAACCGTCAAATTGGAAATGTTGGAAGAGCCGTAATGGCCGTTAGTGATATTTATATTGCAATTAAATTCGCATTTTTGATATTATTTTTATCTTTATTTATTTTTTTACTTACCGTTTTAAGTAAAAGTAAAGATAAAAAAAATGTTAAATAATTTTATATGATCTTAATTTGTATTGTATCTATTATAATATTTATTTGGATATATCTATCAGACAATTATCCGAAGATTCAATATTTTGAAAATGTTTTTACCCCCGAAGAATGTAAACAAATAATAGAATATGCAAAACCTAAATTGGTAAGAAGTCAATTAGATGAAGGTGAAGATGGAACCTACGGCAATGAAAGAACAAGTTGGCAGTGTTGGCTAAATCCAAATGAATTACCATGTTTACGAAAGGGTTCAGAATTTGTTGCAAAAATTACTGGTTTACCAATAGAAAATCAAGAAGATTGGCAAGTTTTAAGATATAAGCCGGGACAAGAATATAAACCTCATTATGACGCAGCAAATCCTTCCGCTCCTGATTATGAAGGAGTAATTGAACGCGACCGACAAAGAGGTGGAGGAAGAAGGTTATATACCTTTTTTATTTATTTAAATAATGTGGAAGAAGGTGGTGAAACATTCTTTCCAAAATTGGGAATAAAAATCAAGCCGATGCCCGGAAAGGCGGCTTTTTGGCATAATCTTAATAAAAATGAAACCGGCTTCCATCCAATGTCAGAACATGCCGGGATGCCTGTAATTCGTGGGGAAAAATGGGCGATTAATGTATGGATCCGACAAAAACCTTTTGTATAATACCAGCGAAGTTGATTTATTTTTTTTGTAAAATATTTTTTATTTTTAAATAATATGATAATTACTTCTTCCATTGTTGCTATTGCACTTTTTGGATCTTCTGTTATTCTTGTAGGAATTTTATGTAAAAAATATTATAATGATGCAAAAAAAAAGAGAAAATATGAATTGTTATAATTTTCTCTCTTTAATGGATTTTCAATTCTCAGATGAGTACTTCTTTCCAATGTCTCAAAATAGGGACTTTGTTAATTAGTACCTTCAGGAGAATTGAAAATCCATTAAAGAGAGAAATATCAGGTTCTTGAAAAAAA